TAGATGTCAATAATGTTGGTTGTGCCTGGATCAATGCGTCTACTTAGTGGTGCATTGTGTCTATACTGGAAGTACATGTCTTGCCGACCAGTGTATGTTTCATAGCCAGTTACTTCAGCAATAGTTCTAACACCAGTGTATGCCACAGTTAGTTTGTAAAACTTCTTATCGGTGTATGCATAAAAGACCTGGCCATCTGGGTATTCACTTTTGACCAATTCAATGGCTGCTTCAGTTGCAAAACTGCCAATTACTACACCACTGGCTAGCGGCAAGTATCTTTCCAAATTGTCAAAGTCTGTGGTTCTTTGTAGATACACACGTTTTGAATTTGGATTTGTATCTGGTGCAACCAGTGTTTCAAAGTAATCCGGATTGTCAGGAACACCATCGTTGTCTGAATCTTTATACGAAACTCTTACACGAAAGTCGTCTACAAAACCATCTGTTTCAACTGGCTGGCCAATAATATCAAGTATCTCATCGCTGTTTAGTGTTGCGCTTGTATCAGGCTGGTTATTGGTTTTAAGCACATTGATAAAGTCGTTAATGATTGTGCCTGTTTTAGGATCATAAACTTTTTGTGTGCCATCATAGAAGAAGCGAGTTTCAAGAACACTGGCCCAGTAACGCTCAAGACTTCTTGAAGTCACTGTATAGGTAACACCATCTGTTTCAAATATCACTAACCATGAGTTATCAAGTCCTGTGCCACTGGTGTTTTGTGCATTTGCAAGACTGAATGTGGTTGCTGAATTCAAGTTAGTTGATGTGATCACATACCACTCTTCATTGAGATTGTCGTAGCCCAATCCAAAATCTCTGTAAAGTTCAATTTGCTCACGCATTGTTTGTTCAATAGCAGTTGGCAAATCTGTTATAAAGTTAACAACTACCTGTGTTGGTATAGCACCAGTTGGAATAAAGTTATTCAGTGTTACAGGGCCTGTGCCGTCTGCATTGTTACCAAGTCCAAAGTTAGTGCCGTCAAGTTCTAGCTGTGTTACTGTTGCCCAGAGCACCATCTTGTCTCCTGGCAGAGTTGGCGAACCAGTTGCCAGTCTATTAAACTTGGTAAAGTATTGTCCACTTGGCGGAACAAACTTGATCAATCCGCCTTGTGCAATATACTGTTTGTTGTCTGACACTTGAGGACCAACTGGAGCAGGTGCCTGCGAACTTACAAACTGAAAATAACCAGTTGTTGCATTAACACTGGTTGTGCTTTGTATCCAGTCAAGATTAAGGCTGGTTAGATCTGGTCGTGTAAAGTTTTGATAGTAAAACTCCTGCATACCTCTGCTGCTTAGGATAGGCTCAACTTGATTTATAATAACATCTGAAATGTCATTTTGATCCACAAAGGTAAATGTAAAGCTAGGTGTTTCGGTATCTTCGAAAATCAATCCATCACTGGCAAATACATTTGTGCTTGAATACTTGCCTGTAATATCAACAAGGTCCAAGTATCTGCTTGTGCCAATGCTGCTACGATTGACTGCTTTTGATTTGATAATTGTGCTGTAAAGTGTGTATGGGAAGTTGTTGTAGTCTTCGCCATTTACCATGCGGTTCTGTGTGTAGTATCTTGCAGGCGCACGTTGCTTGATATCGTTGATGTTTTCTCTGTTGGTTGCATTGCTAACAGGTTGTGTAAGCGCACAAGTAAGTGTTAGTGTTTCGTTGCGTCCTGTTCTGCTAACATAAGCAATAGCAATAGTGACGTTTTGCAACTCGTCAGTGTCAATGATGTAGTTTAATCCATTTGAGCTTCTAACATAGGTTCTAAATGTGCCAACAGGAATACTGCTAAACACACCATCACCAAAGTTCAAGTTGATTTGATCATTTGTTCTTGACGTGATTGTAAAATATTTGCGCTGCTCAGGAGCAAGTTGCTCAACTGCACCAGCATAGATGTTGTCTACATATGTCCATTCAGTGTCAATGTTGCCTTGGCTATCAAGTTGGTATAGCCAAACGTCTTCGTTGTTGATACCTTCAATGTTTACATTTACAACTCTGTTTGAAATACGTTCACCAAGATTGAAGTTTGAATCTTGCAATGCACCTTGTTTGAACAGGAAGAAGAAGCCTGTGTTTGCACTGGCATATCCTTGTCTGTCATTTCTATAAAGAATATTAAAGGCACTGTTTGGCTGTGGTGATGGCTCGTACACATATGTTTTGTTTTGTGAAGTTGCGCTCACTGCTTCAAATACCATGTTAGTGCCGTTAACTGTGCCATTGAATGGAACCACTGGCAAGAAACCTTGCAACAAGTTCAATGTATATTCATCAGTTTGTACACCAAGAATTGTTTGACTGTTACCCGGACGTCCAAAACGCTGGGCACCACTCATTGCACTGTTCATGATAACTGTGAACTGTTCTAGCCAGTTTGGATTGGTTGTGTCATTCCAATTGACTGTTACGTTGGATAGATTAACACCTGTAAAGTCCACAATGTTTTCTGTTGAACTTACACTTTGCACTTTGAGATAGCCTTGCGCGGCTGTATTACGCTTTGGTGTATAACTTACCAGTTCAGCAAGACGTGTTACACTGTCTCGTCTTTCAGCAGTGTCAATGAAGTTTTCTCTGGTGTTAAGATCGTTTCTGAAACTGGCTGCTTGACCCATAAAGGCCATAACGTCAAGTAGAGCAATAAACTCTGAGCTTTCAATGTAGTCGTTAAAGCTCTCAGGATAGTATAAACGAATATAGTCAATAAAGCTCTTGCGAAGTGTTTCAAAGTCATAACTCTGAAAGTCAGCTTCGCGATAGGTTTGGTAGATACGCTTCCAATCCTCTACGCCGAATATACTGGTTTGTCTAGTTGTTTTTGCCATGTGTTTCTATCCTTGGCAAGTATTTATGATATTAATAAACTGGGTAGTTTATACGTCTGAGTATGCTGCTCGTTGTGTTTGGTTATCAAAAAACACAGTTAGCAGTTCGGCATTTTGTCCACTAACAGTATCCACTTCTAGTTCAACTAGAATGCCGTTTTCTTGTGCAAAAACATTGATATCACTGATACTAATGCGAGGATCTTGTGCAACCACACGTTGTATTTCTGTGTTTATTTGTTGTGCTGTTGCAGCGTTTTGTGGTTCATAGATCAAGTTCCACATTGCAGTGCCAACTTCGGGACGGCCTGGCATTTCGCCTTGTCGAATGTTTAGTGCATTCAGTAGGTCACGCTTAATCAATTCAAAGTCTGTGACTGTGTATGATTTGTATCTGTCTATTGTGCTGTATCCGATAAATGTTGGCATAACGTATTTATTACCTCAATCCTGGGTGCCCAGGAACCTTAGGTGATGCCACTACACTTTTAACTGCACTGTCAACATTGGTTCTCAAACTGGTGTTTGTTGCACTGTTAACCGCTGTGTTAAATCCTTGCACTGCTTCTGGTAGTTTTTGTATAGCCAGTTCAACTGCATATTGCCCACCACGCACCAGTTCATCCATTTGACCTTTGCTGATCTTGCTACTAGCACTACCTGCAAATGTTTCTCCCAATACTCCAGCACCTTGTGTCCATTTGGCAACTGCTTCTCCACCAAACTTGGCTGCACCTGCTACCAGTCCTGCTAGTGCGCCTGTATCTTCAAGTCCAGTTGCAACTCCTAGGCTTTGCAATTCGCTAAGTCCTTTGTTGAACAAGTCAGTTTGTGCAAAATCTTGCAAACTTTCATTGCCCAAAAAGTCGCTCAGTCCACTAACACCTTGGTTGCCAGTCCATACACTGCTACTGCCTAGCACTGTTGAAATATTTGCAGTTGCATCCTTGAGGAAAAACTCTGTAGTTCCTGGTTTCAAGAAACCTGTTTTCTCTAGCTGTTCTGGTGAAAAACCAAACTTGCCGACACCCACTGTATCTGATATATCGCTAACACCTTGTGGCACTTGTTTGCTGGCCTGCGCCAACATTGCCTGTGTTTGTTGAGGCTGGATTTTGCCAACCGCTGTGTCTGTGCTGGCTTGTGTTTCGTAATCTGTTTCGCTGATCTTTGGAACTTCTGCTTTGGCTGCATCGTCCACTGCGGCTTGTGTTTTTGGTTCCAGTGGTATTTCTGCTGCGCCGCCTGTAAAGTTGGTAGTGGTATTAACACCAGTTCCGTGGAACGGAAACGGCTCGTGTGTTGGAGCTCTGCTGACCACTGTTTCAATTTTGTTTTGTTCAACAACCCAACCTGTGTCGGCTTCAAATTTGGTATCGGGCAATCTGTTTTTGGGGATTTCCTGTGGCTTGCTAACGTCACTGGCAGCACCACTGTTTAACTTGATAGGTTGTCCTTCCAGTGTCAATGTGCTAGCACCCCAGGAACCTGCTGCTGACTTAATAGCAAGACTGCCGTCGCTTTTGATACCAATGGTTTTTTGACTGTATGCAAGCAAATTGTCTGTGGCACTGAGGCTCAGTGCTTTGGTTTCAACAGTCATGGCATTTTTGGCAAACATATTGATGCTGCCTTCTTCACTGTTGATGTTGATATCTCTAGTGGCATGCATGTTGATTTCGCCTTGGCTGCGAATGTTAACACTGTTTGATGCATAAACATCCACTGTGCCTTCTGCACCCATTTCAATCCAGGTTTGCCCATTGGCATGCATGATGTGAATGGTTTCACCTGTGTCATTCATCATGATTTGATGACCAGTTGCTGTGCGAATTCTAAACAGTTGATCTTGGCCAGCAAGGTCGCCGTCATCCATTACAATGCTATGCCCGCCGCGGCGTGAAATAACCTGTACTTCGTTTGGCTGTAAACTGCCTGCGTTTACTTTGGCAACAAACTGTTCATCTGTCATGCCGCCGCTGTATACAGGACGTCCTGGGCTGCTCCAGCCTTGCACTGTACTAGGTGATTCTCTTTGACTGTTTGAACTGATTGGACCAAGCAGCGGATCAGCAATAACACCTTGGTTGAGCATTTGTCCTGCTAGAACACTGTGAACTGGTTTTGCTTCATTAAAGAATCTTGGGTTTTCCGCAATTGCTTTGTTGCTGTTGTTTATCTCTGTAACAGGCAATTTGGTTTTGCCACTGAGATAAGGTGAGTTTGTGTCGTCAGTATATTTGGTGCTGCTACCAATAGCAGGCAACATGTGATTGATGCCTGGTTCAATTGGTCCGCCAATATAGTAACCTTGGTTTGGATCGCCATTGGCAAAGAAACAGATAACCTTGGTGCCTACGTCGGGTGGTGTTCCCCAAAAACCATAACTTTGCTGGTTGCCAGTAAAACTACCAGGGCCTG